TTTCCACAAAGTAAGATAGCAGTTCTGCCCGTTCACTGATTACCTTTGGCTTTTCTATTTTATAGTTTGCGAAAGCGTTGAGCATATTATTCTGGCTTCTCTATTTTACTTGCAACCACTGGCTCCCATTCTGCTTCTGCACTTCGCATTGGGTCAAAAGAATAATAATCAAATCTATACCATTTACCTTCTATATCTTCAAAGATAACTTCGCCAGTTTTATTATGAAACATTTTTTTAATTTCAATCATATTTTTTATATTAACCCTTGTAAATAAAAATTCTTAACCGACTCTTGTGTTATCCTAGCAATTTTATACAATGTTGTAGCACTTAATCCTCTATGTCCACCTTCAATCAGTGATATATATGTTGCACTTTTCAAATGAAGCATATTGGCTAATTCTTTCTGTGATAATCCTACTTTTAAACGAGCTTTCTTTATATTCTCGCCAAGATTTTTTTTGATAATTTTTACATCATTTTCATCAAATTTTTGTGGCAATTTTTCAATTATCATATATTCTATTTATTATTTAAACTTATAATGTATTGATTCCAACTTTTACCCGACCTTAGTTAATTAATTTTGCTAATCTATTTTTAAACTCTTTTACTGTATTTGAGTGTCTTTCTAGTATATCCTGTAGTTTTTCTTTAGGCACAAATTTTATCTCCAAAAATGAATTATACTCATAGGCATCTTCTATCTCGTAAATAATTTCATTTAATGGATTATCTCCATATACTGCTTTTTTATTGTAATAACTTGGATTTTTCATATATATTGTTTTAATTCGTTTATATTTTGGTAACGATACGACCTACTCGTTCCGTGAACATAATATTTCTTAACTCCAGCCCAAATATCAATCGTTGATTTTCCTGTGATAATTCTAAAGTGATAAGGACTATACTGCATAACTTCGGCATTGTCATATAATCCATTTTCATATAAGAAATTAGTTAAATATTGAGTTTCTACTTCCCACTTTTTTTCGTTTTTTTCTTTTTTAGTCATATTATTTTTCTTTTAAGAAATTGGGTTTGTATTTGTCTGCAAGACCTTTACTTCTATTACTTACTTGCTTACTTACTTGCTTACTTACTTCTGCATCGGACTGCCTGTCATCTGGTTGCCACTTGGTTGACATTTGGTTGTCAGGACAAGGACATAGACTTTGACCCAGTCTATCTTTGCGTAATATTTGAAACTTATACCAATTAGGGTGGTATAAATATTGGTCTTTATCATAAAGTTTTATGAGAGTATTTTTCTCTATATCTTTAATGAGTTTAATAATTTCAGCATTTTTTATTGTATCGTCATACAAGAAAATCTGACTTCTAAAAACAGATGGATTATTTTTTAACCTACCATAATCATCTGCAAGAGTAATAAGCCCGATATATAGGAGTTTTCCTTTATCAGACAGTTTTGCAAAATCTTCGTTCTGCCAAAGATTTGCATATAGCATTCTTCGTTGAGCCATTATAGTTTGTATTCTCGGCTCGCTACCTTAATAAACTTGTAAGAAAACTAAGATAGCAATGCGAGAACATACAAGTTTTAATAATCTGGGGACTACCCATTAAATACATTATACTACCCTAAAAACTTCACGCAAGCATTTACCCTATTGACTTCTAACCACAAATATATTATATTGTATAATAATCCAGCAATGGAGACCATTCTCTATGAGAATTTAAGCGTTTTTGGTAAATAATCGTTTTTAAAATTTCCCTAGAATATATATAAGAAAGTCCTCTCATTTATTTGAGGGGGCTTTTGTTTATTCTAATCTTTTGTTAATAATGTCTATATATTCTGGTTCTTTTTCTATAAGTATGTAGTTTCTGTTTAGATTTTTACAAGCTACTCCTGTTGTGCCACTACCTGCACAGTTGTCTAATACTAGGTTGCCTTCGTTTGTATATGTCTTTATGAGATATTCAAATAGGGCTACTGGTTTTTGGGTTAAGTGAACTTTGTTTATTCTTAGTCCAGCGTTTGAAAAATCTTGTATTGATATTGGGTATCGTGCCGTTCCTTCTTTGGTTTCAAATTTATTTACAGACCAAGTGCCAAATCTTTTATTATCTTTCTTGTTTTCATATTTTACACCTTTTCTAAAACTACCCTCTGTCATTTGTGGATAATAGGGAGATTTTCCATAACAGAATACTAAAACATCTTCGTGAACTTTTAATGGTTGTTTTTTTGCTAGTATCGCGTTCCCAGCTAGTTTTTTATTCCACACCCACGCATATTTGAAATTATCTACATTACTCATCACCAAAGCACTCGTAAAAGGTTGGCTCGCTGTCAGCACTATTGCTCCATTGTCTTTTATAATCCTTTTGTATTGCTCCCATAGTGGTTCAAAAGGAATGATGGTGTCCCACTTACAAGCAGTCGTTCCATAAGGTAAATCTGCGAGTATCATATCAATACTCTTATCTGGTATATCTTTCATTACTTCTAGGCAATCTCCTTGTATAACTTGGTTTTTCATATCTCTAAATAATTTATAATATCCTGTTCGTTTCCTTTCTCGTATAGTTCTATAAGTTTTAAATAAAACAAAATATCTGCTTTTATACTTTTGTTTTTTAATTGGCGAAGTTTCTCTACCCTTTCTTGCCCGTATTTTTTTATCATAGCCAAAGTGTAATTTATTTTTACTTGTTCTTGATTATAACCACAATTGCAACCACTTGCTTGTCCGTGCATATTCTGTGGGTGGTAACGAAGTAATGCACCACCACTTCCACTAGGTATCCAATGACCGCATTGAAAGTCAGAACCAAATGCTAGTTTTCCACAATCAAAACATTTTCCACCTACTTCTACACTATCATTTTGATTTTGGCTATCTCGTCTACGCACAAAATCGTGAGAAAGTTTTTCTAGAACCTTTTTGGCTTTTTTAACTCTATTGGGCATTAGGTCTCGTTTTAGTTTTGTCATAGGTTAGATATAGGTCTCATATAGTGTTATATTTTTTTAATATATTTCTTTTTAATTTTATATCCTTTTCTTTTACTCCTCTTTTTAAGATTTAAAACTTTTCTTGCCTCTATAATTTGATTTAATATAAAATCTGGTCTTTCCCAATCTGTAGGTAATTCGCAAGTTTTCTCTAATATTTTTTGTCTTTCCAAAGCAAGACGTTTTGCAACTAATCCACCCCATACCATAGTTCGTAAATTATAATCTAATTCGTCCATTTCCTCTTGAGTCCATTCTGGTTGTCTTAAAAATTTCCCGTATTTCTTTTTAAATTTCTTAAGAATGTATTTAGCTTTTTCAGGAATAGAAAATGCTATAAATGCTCCCGCCATATGATTACAACTATTACAAGCAGGAACTATCCATTCTTTTGCTGGGTCATAATTTCTTCCCAAAGACAAATAACAAACTGGAATTACATGGTCTCTACATTCAGAACTTGCCCCGCAATAAATACAAACATATTTATTTTCTTCTCTAAATCCTATCATATACTTTTTTTCGTTTATTATAAAAATATCTAACTTTACACCTATTTGAGCAAAATTTACGTTTCCAGAACATTTTGTTATATCCAAAAGTGTTATCACAATTTAAACACCTCTTTTTGATGGTTTTTTGCTTGTTTTTAGGTATGTTAGTATAGAGTGTGGTCATAAATGCTTTAGTCGTTAGATACTACTATTGTATCATTGTAGCGATATGAAAGTCAAGTGTTTTATACTAAATATAAAAATATACAAACGAAAATGCCACATTGAAAGTATGAAAAAATCGTGCTTTCGTTGCGTGGCATTTTCAAATATATCTTTCCAGATAGCCGTTGTGTTTTTTATTTTAGTTGGAAGTCCTACTTTTATTACAACACTGTCGCACTATTACCAGATTGATATAATTAGCTCGGTTAATAAATAGTTCCAAGTATGTTATTTGTTGAGCTAATATTTAAATATTACCACTTGTATATTTTCGTGCAAGGTATAAACTTAAATAGAACGTTCATAAAAGAAAGGAGTAATTATGTTTGTAATTTATCGTGATGAAACTTACACAGCAAATATGACTCATGGATTGCTGATGAATCTAAAGAAAGTAAGTCCTGATTTAAAAATCAAGATTACTGAATCTAATCAGTCTACTTACAAAAAAGAATTTGAAGTAAGAGTAGCTGAATTAACTGATTATTCAGTTTATCGTAATGAACTTGCTTTAAGGTAAACCAAAAGCCCCTCACTAAAAATCCTAGGTTAATCTAGGATTTTTTAAATAAACTATGGCTTTTTTTAATAATATAGGATTATCATTAAACATTCCTAATCCAAAATTACACTTAGTACATAATAATCCTGGACTTTTCCAGTTTTATGACAATGGTCTATAACTAATTTAATATTTAAACAACCACAAATTTTACAAAAATTATTTTGTAATTCTAATAATTTATCATAATCACATTGTGATAAATTATATCTTTTTTTTAACATTAATTTTTTTGCATACTGTTTATATTTTAATGTTTTTCTATATTGTTTTCTATATTGCTTACATTTTAATGTTTTTTGATACAGTTTTCTATTTTCTTTGTGTAACAAATAATAATTTATACTTTTTTGGCAAATAATTTTTTTATTTTTAATATAATATTTTCTTCTCTTATATTTTTTTTTCTCTAAATCTTTATAAGACATATATTTTTTACCAGAAAAGGGGATACGCTTTGCAGGTATATCCCCATCTCTAGTTGCAAAGCTAATAATGAATTAAGTGTATCATATATAGAAATCCCTTGCAATACTACATTAAAAGCCCCTCACTATCCTGTTAGTTTTGGGGCTTTTAATGTGGTCTTTCATACGGTCTTGTTGAGGGATTATTCCATTATATCACATTTTATTTTAGTCACCTACCCCTATCCTATGTGGTGATAGATAGGGGATTATTAGGGTATACGGCATTAATAATGGATTTCACATTAAGTCGGAGACCATTTCCTTTCGGACATAACTCTTCCCATAACGAGTTGCTCTCCCTAGCCTTACATTAGCGACTTTCCACCTCGCCTGTTAGCTTGTTATAACTTAATTTTATGCTTTTTTACTAGAAAGTAAAGAATTATTTACCAGCGTAAGGTGGAACAGTTCCAGTTGTTGTGGTAGTTGTTTCACTTGATGTTGCTGTACCTGTTTCTCCTTTATTTGCGAAGTAAAAAGTAAATACCATTAGAGCAAGAGCAAAGAAATCTTTACTATCTAAATTTATTTTTCCTGTAAAAATTCCAAATAGAAAAGCAGTACACACTGTTGCTGTAACAGCAAGGAAGACGATTTTTGATGCAGATGTTAATAATTTCATTTGTTTATAAAAATTAAAATTAATAATACTATAATAACGGCTAATTCAAATTCTATCATAAATATTTTTTTAAATCATTTGCTAATTGACGAGGAATTTTTACAAAATCCTCATCTGCGACCTTTAAGTATTCAATTGCTTTTAATAAACTAATTGTATTATCTCTAAATCCACCTAATCCAGTATTACATAAACTACACAATAATCCTCTAATCTTACCTGTTGTATGACAGTGGTCTACAAATAATGGTTTTTCTAAATTAAATAAACCACATATTGCACACTTGCCTTCTTGTTCGTTTACAATTTCTAAATATTTTTCGTAATTAATATTATAGTTTCTTTTTAGATATATGTCTTTTTGTTTATTTTTATCTTGTTTCACCCATCTTTTTATTTTTAGTTCACTTATATGTTCTTTATTTTTAGCATAATATTTTCTTCCATTTTCTCTCTTTTTTTCTATATTTTTTTTATTATAAGAATTAACCTGTTTATAAAGACATTCCTTACAATGACTTCTCTTTTTACTTTTGTCCTCTCCTCTTGAAAAAAAGTCATTAATATTTTTTTCTTTTTTACATTTTGTGCAGGTTTTCATATAATAATTATACTATATTTTAAGGAGAAAATCAGTTATTCTTGCAAGTTTTGATTTTGGAACTTGAATATTTACTAATTCATCTTGGTTACACATATTAACTATTTTTTCAATGATTGAGTGGTCTTTTGATGGGCAATAATTTCGGTTTTTTGAATCAATTTCAAAATGTCCTAGAATATGTTTTCTATCCAATGGAATATTATTTCTATATGCTATATCTTTTATAAGTGTACAAAGTGAGTTTATTTGTTCATCTGTCCCATTAAATAAATCTTGTTCTTCACATTCTATTGAAATACAGTAATTATTTGGGTTTATTCCTTTTCTTTCTAAGACAATTTCTGATGTTGGTTTATTTACATTACCTTGTGTCCATGCTTTTTTCTCTTCTTGGACATAACGCAAAATTGTGCCATTTTTTCCTACTCCATAATGGGCAGAAGCCTGTGAATTGGGAGTTGAAAACCATGAAGTCATTGAGGTTAAAGACCCTGCACTGATGTGGACAACGATTACATCTGCTTTATATCCTATTCTTTCACTAAAGTTTTTTACTAAATTATTTTGTATTTCCATATTACGCTATCTTTCTTTTACGAGGATTACCTTTGAACGACTTAGGAAAGGTAATTTTTAATTTAGGTTTGTTTAATTTAATCTTCATTTGTTATTGTTGCGATATTTAAGGTCTTATTAATCTGTGCTATGTCCTTTTGGACGCCTTTCATGTCAACCTTTAACTCTGTAAGTCCTGAATAATACAAGACATAGAGTCCAAGAATAGCGATAGCAAAGCCAGTAACGGCAGAAATACCATAGGTTATTAATTGTTTAAAAGCGTCCTTGTCGGCTTTTGCACTTATCATCTGATAAACTTCGTCAAACTTTTCATCTATTGTCTTATTGTAATCCATTGTTTTAATCTATTAAACTAATAATAATACTCTTTACCTGTAATGTCAATTCATAACTCCAATATATAGCTAACAATAAAGTTCCGATAATAATAACGTAATGAACCTTACCTTTTCTGATGAACTTCTTTACTTTTATCTTTACTGGTTTATACATCTTCTTCTGGGCTTACATCTACTGCTAAATCTGCTTCTTGGTCTATTTCTGTTTGTTTTTTAGACTTCCATTGTGATTTCATACGTCTATCCATATCATTCACACAATGAATTATAAAGAAGACTTCTAAAGGCATAGTTTCTTCTTGGGGATAGCCATATGCTTCTTTGAAAAGAATTGTCTGCTCTGCATTAAAATCAAACTTAAAACTTACTTTTCCTGTTGTTATATTGTATTTGTATTTAGTGATTACCAAAATATTTTTATTTTATATTAATAATTAAGCACCAACTCTTAACACTGATAATGTTAAATGGTCTATTGTGATGTTGTTTCCTGCTGTATGATTTAATACTCCTAAAGAAATAACATCATTTAGTGCTAGGGTAATTATCCCACTTCCACCCATTGAAGTTGCAGTATTAGCTGTCATTGCTTCTGTATGATTTGCGAAAGAAGTATTTGCAGTACTGTTTATAAACACAGTTCCTTCAAGTTCTTGATTAGCAGTCGCTGATTCAATCCCTAACGCCCAAGTTATTTGGTATGTTCCTGCAACTAGAACTTTTAATTCGTGGTTGTTTTGGAATGTCATTTGGTTTGTAGTTCCACCTGTTACTCCTGATGTAATTTCATACCAAGTATCTGCGGAAGCGACTGTTACTGTTGTCCCCCCAGTATCAAGTGTATAAATATACATTGAACCATAAATACTTCTAACAAGTGGAGAACGAATAGCTGATGTGTCGGTTAAGTAAATATCATTTGTTAAAAATTCAGTTGCACCTGCTTCGGCTGTTGTATTTAATGTTCCACTTGTAAATTTTAATGGTGCTGTGTTTGCTGTAGCACTTCCAGCTTTTATATGTAATGTTGCAGTAGGAATATTCACTCCAACTCCTACATTTTTACCACTATTATATTGCAACACTAAAGCACTGGCATCTAACTGAAACTTATTAAAATAACCTGATGTATTAAAATGAGCTATAGCTGATGTTGCTGTAGCATTATGTGTCCAGTAAAATTGTAAACCATGAGTAGCATCTTGTCCTATCCATACTCCACCAGCATTATTAGCAGTAACTCCTAAACTTAAACTAGGTAAAAAAGATGAATTAAATAAAGTATTATCACCCAACCGTACATGACTTCCAAAATATCCTATACTTGGTCTATTCGCATTAATTGCTCCTATATTATAAGTATTATCGGATTCCATGGTTATATTACCATTAAATCTAGTGTTACCATTATTCAACATTGTAGCAATGATAGTTCCTCCGTCAGTTCCTCCAACAAATTGGTGAGCTGTCCCTGTGGCAGTCCCTGCACCTGTTGTAGATTTATAAATTACTTTATCACCAATTTCCGTGCCACCGATTAAAGTAGTACCGCCTGCGATACCGATGTTGTTTTGAAGGTAGCCAGTTAAGTCTGGAGTTTGCACATCAGCAGAAAGTGTATCACCTGTCATTGTAAGACGAGAACCAATTTTTACACCACCTAGAACACTTGCCGAAGCTGTGGGGAGAGTATAAGGGGCAAGTATCTGGTCTGCAAACGCCACCTGTCTTGCTCCGTTAGCGGGGTCGTAGGTGGGCTTATCTAGGTAACCAGATAGGTCTACTTCATCTTGTGGTTGTACGATTTCTGACATTTGACTTTTTGTGATGATTAATTTATAATGGTTATATGGCTTTGATTATCCTATTTTTTCTAATAATTATCGGTGCTTGGTGTGGTAAAGATTCATATGTTACTGATTCATTATTTTTTGAGTGACAGCACCACCCAATAATCCTCCTAACTTTTTCTTTAATTCTTCCCTTGAAACTCTTTTTGCATCTTTACCTGTTCTTTTTAATATTCCTTCAATTCCTCCTGTAAGTTTTTTACCTATATTTCCACCTATTCCTCTACCGACCAAAGCACCAGCGAAAGGAATACCTGTTACATTTCCAAGACCTTCTCCTGCTACTGTAGCAGTATTTTTTATAAGACCACCAACAAATCCAGTTTTAATTGGTTTATTTTCAAGATATTTAAGTAAGTTTTGTGCCTTAATCAAATCTCCCATTCTTTGATTTATTTTATTGACATCAGGAAGATTTAGTCTTATAGCTGAATTTTCTATATCTTTTTGAAATACTTGTCCTATATGATAAGTAACATCACTTTCAAGTTTAGGAGAATTAAAGTTTACAGATTTTCTTATACCTCTTTTCATATCATTTATATCTTCTAAAGTAACGTAATCTCCATAAGAATTTTTATAATCATCAAAAACTCTATTAATTTCACTCTCCGCTTTACTTACTTGTCCAGTAGCCCTTAATTCAGTTTTAGCTTCTTTCAATGCTTGCTGTCTTAGTTCTTCAAGTGGTCTTCTTGTATCTACTCCTCTTGTACTCAAACTCTTCAAAATAGGTTGATATGTATTGTCTTCTATATCAGAAATTGTTTCGCCTAATTTGTTATAGGCTTCTTTCATAGATAATTTACCGTTTGATATTTCTGGTAAAGCCCTTTCATCCACCAAAGTTTTAATTATATTTGGATTTTTAGATATTGCTGTTTTACCTCCAATAGTCCTAGAAGCAACTTCAGTTAAATCTTTAGTGATTGCTTTTTCAGCTACACCTTTTAGAGCCGAAGCACTTGCATCCATTACAACATTTTTAGCAACTCCGATACCTTTTAGTATTGGAATAGCAGTTAAGATATTAATTCCAGCACCAATATCCTTTGATAATTCAGAGTGTTTTTCTGAAAATTCTCCGAGAGATTTAGCTACATTTTGTCCTGTTTCTGTTTGGAAAAATGCTTGTGCTCCTTCGCCAATTATATCTTCAAGACCTTTTAAAACAGTCCCAACAATAGGAGTTTTCTCTAATATTTTATTTATCACATCTCCAAGACCCCCAGCGACTGCTCCGACTGTTTGAATAGCACCAGAAATTCTTGTTTGGTCTGTTTGTTGTTTTCCACCCACTAAACTAGACAGACCAGTTCTGAATTGTTCTCCTCTAACAACTAAATCTTCTTTTAAAGTAGGTTCTTCTGGTTGTGGTGTTTCAAGTGGAGTAAGTTGTTTTTGTGGTTGTGTAACTTTGGGAGTTTGACCTTTTGTTTGTTGATATATTTCTGCTACTTTTCTGGCGTAGGTTGGTGTATCATAATGTACTCCAAATTCATTTACGCCTACATTATTCTCTTTATAGGCATTTGGTCTGCCTTCTCCTGCATTCCAACTTGAAGCAATTTGTCCAACATTTAATCCTTTATCTTTCCACTGTTTTATTTTAGTATATGCAACCTTATTTTGATTTTGTGGTGTCATTTCTGCATTTTCATCTCCAAGAACTTCTTTAGCATAACCTCGCCAAGTCGGTGCGGTAAATTGATAAGCACCACTTTCTCCGCTCTTACCTTGTGCATTAAAATCTCCACCACTTTCGTGTTGTCTAATTGCTTTTGCTAGGTTCACTGCGTCTTGGTCTAATTGTGTGTTTTCCATAAATTACCAATCCCAAATACTACCTCCAGTCGTACTGCTTGAAGGTACTTGTAATGTTGTTCCTTGTGCTGTTTGTTTGTTTGCTTCAATTTTTGCTAAGGCGTTCTTTTCTATATTATCTAGTACCATTCCAATATCCTGTCCTTGCATAAGTTTAGGAATAAACTCTTGAGCAATCATTGTTTTCAAGTCTGTCTGTGCTCCTTGTGCTCCTAGAACTGGAGATATAGTTGTCGCAATTTCTGAAAGAGTATTGAATATATTTGCATATTCTGCACTTGGAATTATTCCTTTATTGACAAATTGTTGAAGTTGGTTTACTAAAGCCACAGGACTTATATTAAATCCTGCACTTTCAATTTGTTGTTTAGCTGTTTTAATAAGTGGTTCCGCTTGATTGTAAGCTCCTATCATTGCTTGAGTTTGAGAGCCTTGCTGTTGTTGCTGTTGTAAAGCTCCAAGTTGAGAAAGTCCACCTTGTCCTCCTATCATCTGTCCTTGATTTCCAGTAACTGAACTAAATGGTACTTGACCTATTGTTGTAGGTTGTAATAATCCAGCTTGTAACACTTGTCCTTGAGCTGTTAGACCACGCCCAGCTTGTGTTTGAGCTCCTGTATATGCTGCTTGTCCTGCTGCGGTTTGTAATTGTTGCTGTGTATTAGCTGCTCCAAGAGCTGAACCTGCTCCTTGTACTAGACCTCCTAGACCTGCTTGTTGAGCACCATATTGACTTTGTAACACCTGTTGTCGCCCTTGAACGAACCCTAAAGGAATAGCTCTACTTGCTTCTCCTGCCATTGCTCCTGCTTGATTTTGAATACTTGAATTGTAATCCTCTATTGCTTTTTGATAGTTGGCTTGGGCTTGCTGATATTCAGGACTTCCTTCTTGAGAAAGTTCCATTAAGCGTTTTTGTGTTTCTATTTCATTCTGTGTCTGTTGTCCTGCTTGTCCGACATTTTGTATTTGTTCGGCAGGTACAGCAGAACTTACTGGTTTTTCAACTGGAGCAGTCGCTGGAGTATTAGTTGTTTTAGGGGTATTTGGTTGTCCTGTTTGAGAATTAAATCCGTATTTTTCTATTGCTGATTGAGTTTTTGGCCCCGCTAATCCATCTTCAATTAAAGGTACATAACCTTGTGTATTCTTATTTGCTTGATTAAGTGATTGTTGTTGAGCCAGAACACTAGGATTAGGTACTGGCTTTATTGAAGTTCCTCCCTTTTCGTTTGTAGTTGTTGAGTGAGTATATGTTGTGTCAGGTTTTGACATATTAATAAGACCTTGATTTGTTCCTTGAGAAATTTGAAGACTAGATTGCGATTGTGAACTAGGTTGTAAACCAGTAGCTTTATTTATACTCCCAATAATGCCACTTGATGTGTTGCCAAATATATTTTTTGGTGTTGCTCCTTTTGTTGAAATTGAATATGCTTGTGCCATATATGTTTAATTAATTAATAATTATCCCAGATTTTGGGGAAATAAATTTGGGTTGATTGACCTTATCGCCCCTCTTAAATTGACATTGACTGTTTTACTTCCTGCATAAGAATCTAATCGTGCTATCCCTTCATTGTAGAAATCTTCAAATTCTTTTTTCTTTGTTGGATTATCTACTATTGTGGAAAAGTAAATCATAAGAGGTCTATAAACAAGTAGGTCGTGGTAATCTTCTAAAAGTAATGGCATTTGTCCTATCGTAAAGTTAGCCCCTGCTGATGTTTCTCCTTGATATGGTTTTACTAGAGTTAATGTCGTAGCGTCAGTTATTGAAGATATTTGATACCATTCCCCATCTCCTTTTGGTTGAGTAACTTTAATCCATAAATTAAGTCGTAAAACTGAACCTGCAGAAGTTAGATAATTTGCTAAAAATCCAGTCCCAGCACCTGTAATAGTAGTTGAATCATTTGTGACTGTAACTGTTCCTGTTGTGTAGTCGGCAAAACTTAAATCTGGTACTCTGCGTTTATAATTGAATGTAATTGTATTCCCTACTGGTTCGTCTACTGTTGCACTTCCTGTACTGGTGTCTGTAATTAATTCTCCTGATATAAAGATACCAACAACAGTAGTTAGTGAAAGTGTACCTGTTGTACCATTGTCTACTTGGCTTGAAATAACTGCCGTAGCTCCTGAAGTAGCTCCTGTAATTGTTAATCCGTCTGTAAAGTTTCCTGTTTGAGCTGTAAATGTTAGAGCATTAGCAGAAGGAATAGGCCAGAATCCTAATTGATTATTGTAAATAAAGAAATTATTTGGAATATCAGAATAATAAGGGAATACATTTAATCTATCCCATTCTATTCTTGTTAGAACTTCAGTTGGTGTCCATTTTAAATCTCCTATTGTAATGGTACTTGTTTTTAGTTTGGAGTAATCAAAAGGCAAATCATAAAATTGTGTTTGATAATTTGTTCTTATTGTTGTAGATGCTTCATTAAAGAAATATTTTTGAAGTAAATATTTATGTGTGTCATTTATGAGCTGGTCAAACAATGTCAAGTTTGCTGAACTTGTATTTTGTGATAATGACCCTGCATAATTGCGTAATGTTGTGAAAGATTTTGCCATAAAATTATATTGCGTTATTACTATTATAATATTCAGGTGCGACTAAATTTAGTTCAACACCAAACCATTTTTCAATTAACCCTTCCATTGGAACTCTAAAGTAAATTAGAGGAGTTAGAGAATCAAAACCAGAAAAAATAACGGCACTTCCGTATGGTGCTTCTCCACCTTTAAATACAGCATCACCTACTATTACTATATCAGCTGTAGCTCCATAAACTAGACCTGAAGGCCAAGTTATTGTGGCATCCCCATTAGTAAATGTAACATCCGCTAATTCTCCACTCGAAAACATTACAGTTATTGTGGCAGTAGGGTTAGCCCAAGCCCCAGTTAATTCTGCTGTAGTAGCACCACTAGATACAACTCCTGTTAAAGTTTCTGAAGAGGTATTACCACCACCCATTATGACAGGAATAGGATATATGGGAAATTGTGCTTTCTGTACTGTATTAAAAGTCCCGTATCCATTTCTAGTTTCACCTTGTATCACTATTTCATCTCCCAACACTTTATCGTTAATAACTCCTCCTGAAGTAGCTGGTAATGGTAAAAATCCTCCAACATTTATAGATGTAACTTGGTTAGAATCAACTCCATTATGAGTATGAGTTGGTATTTGTGCTACTCCAAATTTAGTACCTAACTCATTATATACTTGGGTTGCTATCTGTCGTATTAGTGATTGTAGTTCTTGTTTCTCCATTTTATTTTCCTATTATTATTTCTGTTAATGGAACATATGATGGTGTGGTCGCTGTTGAAGATGATTCTATTCGTAACTGAACCCACTGTACGTTTTGAAAATTTATCGGACTACAAACACCACTCATGTCTCCTGTTGAACCACCTTGCGTAACAGGAACATCAACGAATGAAGAAGTTAGATTTGAGCGTTGAGAAATTCTTACGACTTCCCCTGCTACTAATGGTTTTGCCAATTTGAACTCTATGTTACTAAAAGTTTCAGGACTAAGAAATGTACCTACAGGAATTATATCGGTATCTATTCGTGCTTCGTAGTTTATATATGGACTAGCTGATGTATAATCTATTCCACCAGTGGAGTTAAGCCATCCTGCATAAATACCTTCTCCAGTTGAAAGAGGAGAACCCATAGGAACTATTACAGGAACTGTCCCTGCGTAAGTTCCATATGATAGTGAGTTACTTAATCTTAATGCCTCTGTTTTTAAATCATATGACCATACCCCAGCAAAGTTACTTATAGTTGTGAGAGAATTGTTCGTAGCTGAAATACTGAAAAATAACTGGTCTTTAAAATAAATAGCCCATCCCCAAGTATAGTAGGGATTTACTATGTTTGAAAGATAATCTGGAAATTTCTTGTATCGGTCTATATTCGAACCATTTGTTATATAAATTCTTCCTCTATTACCTGCAAAAATAAAAGCATTAGAATTTGTTGAAACAATACATTTTATATATTGTTCTGCAACGATTAAAGGATAAGCAAACGATGTACTGATTCTATCCCAAGGATATACATTATTAAATATTCCACCTACTAAAAGATTAGTACCAAGTTGAGCTAGACATGTTGCTTTATCAAAAGAAGGTAACAATAAGGCATCATTGTTAAAAGTAAATGTAGCACTACTAGTAGGGTCAAAGGTTGAACCAGCGACTTCAATAATTGAACCCACTGAATCATCGTTGCAAAAATACACAGCATCATCAGTCGCTGCAATAGCCCTATGTCCTACAAAACTTGTAACTGTGGTTTGCCAACTATATACCCAAGAAGCAGCGGGGTTAACATTACTATTTACTGCTGTTATCGGAAGATAATCTGTATCAGAACCCTCAAATACAATGAGATAACCCTTAAATACTACGATACCTGTTTGAGTCAAAGTTCCTGCGGTAGAATGAACAAGATTACCCAAAAATTGCAATGTGTTGCGAGGACGAGTTCCTCCTGACCGAGTGCTAGGTAATGCAGTTAGATACCAAACTAATCCATCTAATGTCATTATAAAAGTATGTTTTACATTTTCTCCAGTTGGGTCTATAAAAGTATTTGAAACAGCAGATACAAAATCAGATGGAGTCCCAAAAGTTTGAACTGTAAATGTTCCCGAACCATCTCCAGTAACATCTACCTCATCTTGAATATCCATTCCTACATAAAGTTTAAAAGTAGTGCCAGAAATACTTCCTACATAATATGTTATACCATTCGTCAATCCAGTACCAGAGAATGTGTTTATTGTCAAACCCATACCTGCATAAAAACCAGTTACAGAAGCAGTAGTGAATACGTTAGTGCCAGCAACTGCGGTAAATGCAGTAGTAGTAAATCCTGTAGGGGGTAACGTAACTCCCGCCATAGCAAACTCTACACTCGCCTGTTTTGGAGAGCTAGTAATGTTGTAATTTCGTATGTCTGCGATACCCTCAAAAGGAGAATCAGCAATACCTTGTTCAAAGCCATTTATGACTAATTCTGATTTTCCTGTTATTTTATTTTTAGTAATATTCCATGCCATATTATATAAAGTTAAAAAAATTACCTGTTGAGTTTCCAAATGGCACATCTGTTGAAAATGTTGGTGACCCAGAAGAAGTTAAATCATTATTATTAGAAGTTTGGTCTAAATAATCATTATTAAATCTCCAATATCCTACTAATCCTGCTTCATCACCAACTAATTCAACATCATAATTATTTGCTATTTCTGTTGGTGTTCTTACATCGCTCCATACTCTAACTTCGTCAATCAATCCATCTAAAAATTCAGTAACTCCTGCATCATATTGAACTGCACCAACCCTGAAATCAACATTTGCCACCACCGTATTAGCTCCAGCACAACTTGGAGCACCAACATTAACAGTATTTTGATAAAAATTAATAGTATTTGTATTTCTATCTCTTGTAACTGCAAAATGATACCAGACACCAGTTGAAATTGTTAAAGCATCAGAACTTTGAGAGTCAAATCCATCAATTGGAGTACTTGCTCCAAAAACTATACTTAATTTATATTCTCCTGCAACATTTCTAAATCTAAATTGAAAATTTGTGCCAGTATAATCTAGTCCTGTTCTTCTAGTTACTAGATTCATGTTTGCTCCACTTGCTGGTAATGATTCAAATTTTACCCAACATTCAATAGAAATATCTGATACTACACTTAATCCTGTTTGATTAGCATAAGCAATATACGCATATTGACTACTTCCTAATTCTAAATCTAATGAATATGTATTTTCCATATTACGATTGAGTTCCGACAGCCAATGCGTGCCATTGCGTTGCTGCTAAATTATACACACAGCCGACATATCCCCATTTTCCTGCTGTAGTTGCGACTGGTAAAGTTACTCCTATTGCTGTGGCAAAAGTCCAAGTAAGATTCTTTGTTACTCCAGCATCTTTATATCTAACTATAAGTTTTTGTCCGTCAGTGGGAGTTCCAGTAACTGTAAATTCTGTATTATTTGCTACAGCTGAAAGTTCATAAGTGTCAGTTACATCTACATCAATAATAGCAGTAGCGTCATCTGTCGTTGTTACTACTCTTTGGGTTATGCGTTTATTCGTAAGAGTTTGTGTATGTGCTTCAAACACAAAAGTATCAGTTCCAGTAAGTAGTGGAAGTGTTATAGTTCTATCTGCCGTAAGTTCTGAAACAGCTAACACATATTGATGGTCGGCAGATGTATCTTGTATTTCTAGTGTTTTAGGAAGTGTTACTGTTCCTGTAAATGTAGGAGAAGCAGAAGGTGCTTTTGCATTTAATTGAGTTTGAATTGCTGAACTTAATCCTTTTACATAACTCAATTCAGTTAATGACGGATAGGTAGCTACAGGTGCAGAAACTATATTTTTTGAACCGTCTGTAATTAAAATTTCACTTGCTGTCAAATATGAACCTGTTATTGAGGTGGCGAAGGTTGGAGCAGTAAGTGGTGCTTTTAAAGCAAGGGCATCAAATACAGCATTACCACTTGGAGCTATTGTTGTATGCCCGTCTACAATACTATCTTCTATGTTTGCAGAAGTAAGTTTAGCATTTAATTGGGTTTGTATAGCACTTGAAAGTCCTTTTACATAAGAGAGTTCAGTAAGAGAGGGATATGTGGCAACAGGGGCAGATACGATGTTTTTTGAACCATCTGTAATAAGTATTTCAGAAGCAGTTAAACTTGTACTATTATAAATACCAGATGTTAATGTATCTGTTGATGTATCAAAAGTTAATGTAGTATCTCCCTCTATTGTTCCATCTCCAGTCCATACAGCTACTTGATTATTAACTGGAGTTCCTACTTTAGAAACATCTCCAGAACCAGAACCTCCAACTATCATTACTTTTAGACCTTTAGTTGCATCGTCAATACGACCCATACGTATTTCTTCGTTGGCGTCATCTGTGACCAAACCTATAACTCTTTGATTGTTTTCGTCAGCACGTAATACTTCATCTGCCATATAATTATGTTACTACTGTTACTAATAATCCATCATCACAACATCGTAGGGCTTCAACTAAACCTGTTGTTTCGTTATAGCCCAACAATGTCTTGACATCATTCTCGTCTATTTTTGCGTTATTTAAATCATTTGGAGTATCGCCACAAGGGGGAACTCCATAGACCATAAGTGCTCCTGTTATCGGCTCAACTCTGACATTTTCAACAAGACTTGTCGTTTCATTATAGGCAAGCCAAGTTTTTACATCATTTTCGTCTATGTGAGCTTGGGACATTAGAATATGGAGATAACCTCCTTTAATTTAGCGACCTTTAAATCAAAATCATCTTTGTATTTTTTCAATATTTTAAAATTAGCTTCATAATTAGCTTCTCTATTAGATAATCCTTTTTCTTTCTTTATTACATCTATCTCTCTATTTTCTAACTCTATGATTTTAGCGTTATTCTGTAAGGTTTTTTCAGTGATTTCTTTATTTAATTTATTTATCGTTCCTTTAGTATTTACTAAATCTTCTTCTGCTTTTTTAAGTTCAGATTGTTTAGCTTCTACTTTAGGTGTGATTTCAGCCAACAGTTCCTCTTGATAAATCTTTTCTTTTGTTGATTTCTCTATCTCTTTTTTAATCACTCCAAGATTTTTATTAGCGATAGATATTTCAGTTTCAGTGTTAGAAAGACGTGTTTTAAATTCCTCAAGTTGTCTTGTCTGTTCGTCTGTAAACTTTATATTTGATGTATCGTTGTTTATCATATATTTCCTAAGGTGCTAGCTCAGTTATGACGAAGCGAGGCGACGTACCCGCCACGGTAATTATTCCTGTATAAATTGTTCCAGCTTCTTCAGATATAGAACCACCTGTGCCATCATCGTTTCCAGTTCCACCTTTTAGGACTGTGTGAAATACTGATGTAGAAGCTCCTGAACCTCTCAATACAAATAAGGCATTTGTTCCTAGATTTTGTATAGACCAAGATACTCTAGCTTCATTAGCAGCAATAGCTGTTCCTGCTGAAGTGACAATTGCTGGTACATTTACATTTTTAGTTCCTTGTGTTACTTGTGCCATTTTATTTTATGACCCCTTTAGCAATTTTTAATATATTCTGTTGCCTTATAAGGTCTTTTTCTCTAATAATTAAGTCCGACTCTTTTTCTTCTAATTTCTTCTTATCAAGTTTGTTTATTAAAATTCCATTCTCATATTCTTTTTGAAGTTGTAGAACTTTGGACATTTCTATTTGATGAGTTTCAGTTTGACTATCGTGTTCTGATTTAGCTTTTTCGTATTCTTTCTGTGCTATATCTTTCAAACTAATTACTTCGCTCTTTAGTTTTTCTGTCTTTCCTTCATTATCTTTTGCTTTGATTATAAGGTCAGATAATTTTGTTCTATCTTCTTCTAGTTTATGCTGGTCTTGCTTGAGTTGCTCTCGTGATATAAAAATACTTTCTTTTTCTTCTTTTATCCCATCTTTAGCTTCTTTAATTTCTTTCCATTCTTCATCTAAAGGTTTGATGAGTTGTTTTCTGATTTCTTGTTTTTTAACTATCTCATCGTCTAAACTATTCCTTATCTCTATACGACTATCTATTTCTTTCTGTATTTCTTTTAAAGCTGTTGCCCGATACTCTAAAAGATTTCTCTCTTCATTCGATTTGAGTTCTCGTAGAGTATCTACCTTTCGTGCTAAAGTTATGCCTTCATCAATTTCTCTCTTGCGTTCGTCGGCTTTGGCTTTATCTATATCGGTTTTTTTGGGCAAAAGTTTCATTAGTTTACAGTTCCGATTTCTGGTATTTGATAATCTTCAAAAACTTTGTTTAAATCTTGACCTGATTTAATAGCTTTAGTCCCTTTGTAGTTATTTTCGTTATCTCGTGGAAGTTCCTTAACTTCTGCTTGAGATTTTGGAAGTGGAGTTAGACACGCTTGAATTGTCTCCATAAATTCACTATCTTCATCATAAGTTGCTGGTATGTATCCACCTTTTTTTACTAATTCTTTGTATTTCTTTGAGTTGTGAAATACCCATTGAGCTAATTTAAAAGCGAACTTTCTACGAATTGTTTGGATATTTTCAGGTGGTTCTCCTGCTATAACTAAAGGAACTGTTGTCTTTGCTTTAAAAGTGTATTCTTTATTATTCCATAGGGCTGTAAAGTCCTCATTTGTTGGATTAGTAAAGTAGAACACTCCATCTTGATATAAACCCTTACCATAATTGTTTTCCATATTATTGGTTCTTCAGGCGAACCACGCCATTTAAAATAATAAACTAACGACTACTCTACTATTGCACCCTCTACGACTTCCTCTTTAACTTCTTCATTTACTACTTCTATTTTTTCTTCTTCCATTTTATTAATTTGATTAAGTCTAGTAAAACGACCTAGTTTTCCTTTCCCTATACTTACCCACCAAATACCTGATGGGTAAAGTAGAGAAAGGATTATCTCTTAAAGTTGCACGTTTATCATGTTGTGCTTAGCATCTGCTGAAGCAACAACAACTGTACCTACACGACTGCCTGATGCAACTGCGTAAGTAAGAACCTGTCCTGCTGTGTCATCTGGCACACCAACATCTAATCCTAGAGCAACTGTTGCTCCTGCTGCGACTGCACAGAATCCTTTTGTTTGGATAAATCCATAAGAAAGAACTGTTGAAGTTGAAGCTGGGATTGGATAACAAGTAACACCGATAGGCACACCTGTCATTGTTGTTGCTGGAACTACGATTACTCCGTGAGTAGTCAATGCTGTACCATTCTTTGAACCATAAGGGTTAAGAGTAAGGGTATAGCGTGAAGTTGAAGCTGTAGCTGTAGTAAATGGGTCTTCCAATACTACTGAGAAAGCTGATGTTGTAGAAGCGGCAGTGTTAGAAGAAATTTTCATTGTCTGTCCTAGTCCTGTACTTTCTACTACGTTTATGTAACCACCTGCAAACTCATTTGCTAATACTGCTGTTGCACCTGTGGCTAGTTGTATAACTTTTCCACCGATAGCTGCTGCGATAGGTCCTAGTGAAGCTGCATAACCAGTAGTACTGGTTGTAGCTGGAGAAAGACCAACGAAGTTAGCTGAAACTACTGCTGGGCTTTGTATAACATTACCTGCAATAAGAGCTGCTGCTCCATTCTGAACTAATACGAACTCTCGTCCGTCTCCTGTTGTGAATTTTGAACCAACCATAGTTGCTAGACTTGCATCGCTATTAACGACTGTGCCTGAAGCAGTTGTAGTTGAATATAATTCAAATGGAGCTGTTTTAAAACCTGTGAGATAACTCATATATATTTATATTGATTAATTAATAATTTATCCTGTATAAGCATTGATGTAATATGTTACTCCATCTATATCAATCTTAATTTTCTTTGCTGTTCCACCTGTTTCTGCGGTATCAGATACCATTCCTGCACAAGTATCAAACTTGGCAAAACTGGTAATCTTATCTCCCCCATACAAGTAGATAGCTTCGTCCATTGTTGCTGCTCCATTATTTGTCATATAGAGCAACTGATGGGAACCTGTAACTGCATTTGCTTGATGTGAATCTAACCAAGCTGAACAAACGTGAGATGCAGTAATTGCTGCACTTGCTTCAACTAGACCATAAAGACCAGCCATAAACGAAGCACCTGCGACTGTTCCATCTGCTCTTGCTTGCCCATAAGTACCGATAACTGTACTTCCAGTTGCTGTGTATCCTGTATCAACAACTGCTACTCCACGAGTAGACATTATTGTAGATGTTCCTGTCGCAATTAAGTGTGATTCATTATCAAGTCCAAGGAATGTACCAGAAGTTAAACCTGAGTTTGCTCTAATTTGTTCTGCATAACTGTTTGCAGAACCACCTGTAGGACGAACATCAACCTTTAAACTTCCTCTGACTATGCTGATACCAGTTTTATCATAAGTACCACCATTGAAAGCATAGTTTGTGTTTACAGCTCTTGCTATTCTAACTACTGGTAAACTTCCTTCTAATGTAATATCGTCATTCATAAAATTTTAAACGATTAAATTAATAATGGCGACCTTATATTCCTGCGATACCTGTAAGTTTTCCGTTACGTTGTGGGTTTGTACAGACCAATTGTCCACCCATTATCATGAATCCATTGACTGCACCTTGGTTATAAGCACGAATCCAGTTTGTCCAAGTGAATGCCTTTGTAGCATTAGCTGGGTTGTATTCGTAAATATTACCTTTGATATTCTCTGACTTTAGAGATACAGGAGTACCTTCCCACCATTTTAGACCATAGAACTTCAAGTAATCCATATTCAAAAGGTAGAATGTTCCTGTTGCGATTTTCTTATCACGATAGATTACTAATCCATCCCAAATCAAACCATTTGCTCTATATCCTGCACCTGCATCCATATTGGAGAAGTCAGAATATGTATTACGCTGGAATGTTTGGAATAGCTGTTCACAGTATGCCCAAGTGGTGTAATCTGTGATTGCTAATGATGGACGAACCTTACCATCTGTAATTGTGTTTGCTAATTGACGAATCTTCAATAGTGAGATTGTTCCACCTGAAGCTGTAACTGTTGCGTTCAAGCCTGCGTATGTAGCACGAGCAAGTCCTCCGTATGTTGATAGGACTGTTCCATCATCTACGATACCTGCAAGACCCATAGGAGCTTTACCTCCAAATGATGAACCATCTGCTTGTAAGAAGTTACCAATATCATCGGCAGCGTCTTGAGCACGAGATTCCATCATAACCTTTGCCAACTTAATAGTTTGCATTGGTGTGTCGTTTACTGATAAATCAGAACCAGCAAGTGCGACGTTTGTAGCTACGAATGTAGGATAAAATGTCATATTTACTGATACTGGTTGCTGTGTAGTAGGAAGTTGGTCAAAACCATTAAATGCTACTGAAGCAACGCCTTTCTGATACTTGATAGGGAAAAGCATTTGTGAACCATCCCATTTCTTAGTATTTCCTAACACCTCTCCAAAAAAGAAGTTGTCTTTCAATATCTGGTCTACCCAAGCTGGGGCTAGATACTGATTTGTAGTTGTTGTTATATTAATATTTGGTTGCATATTTTTAATATTATTCTAATAATTACTTACCTAGACTTTCTATGTATGCATCGGCTGCATCCCATCCTGCTTTAGGAACTTCCTTAACAGTTGTTTCAGCACTACGAGCCATACCACGAGAAGCTAGGTCTTTAGCACGAGTTGATGTTCCTTTTGATTTCTGAATTTCACTGAATGTCTCCCAAGCGGAAGTCATATCAGGATAATCTATAATCTCTCCATTCTTATCTTTCGGTGCTATCTTTTCAACGAATGACACAAATTCTTGACGAGTTTTCTTTGCTATTGGATTATTTGATGTAAGGTCTACATCAAATGTTTCCTCAATGTTATCAAAAGCATTTTCAAGTTCCTCTTCGGCTTCTTTATCTGCTTCTGATTCACGCTGTTGAATTTCATCTAAATGGTTTATTGCTTTTTCGGTAGCTCTCTTGTCTAGTCCTATCAATGCGTTTTTAAAAGCATTTAAGGCACTAACTTTTTCGGGAGTATCGTTACCAATAGCCGTGGTTAGAGAATCAATAACATCTTTAAACTCATCTTCTGCCCCTTGTGTCTGGGGTTTATCCTCTGTAACGACATAATCTTTTAGTCGTTTGTCAAGTTCTTTTTCAATAAACTTCTGAATTTTAGGGTCTTTATGAAAAGGTAAGACCTCTTCCTTTTCTTCTACCTTTGGCTCAATGACTTCTTCTTTGAATACATCATCTTGCTTAAAAGTATCATTCTCTTTTAAATCGCCTAAAAATTCATCTACTGCACTTTTGTTTTTATCCATAATATTATTGCGGGCTGTTTCAGGTACAGACGAGGAAACCTATATTATTAATAAACTTACACAGATTCTTGTTTATAGTCCACGAATCGAGAGACGGACATAACTAATTAATCTTTCATTGCTTTACTTAATGCTTTTTTAATACCTTTGTATTCTTTTTTATCTATTGATTTTGATTTACTATCAAAGGAATCTTTACCATGATACTTCTCATTTAATTCTTTTGAGCGTGCAAAAATCTTATCCATTCTATTATTATATCTTTGTGCTCCTGTTGTATGATTTGCCATAATTATTAATATTTATCTATTAAACTCGCCCGACCTAGATTTTCTATCCATTTCCTCCATTTTTGCGTTGTAAATCCTATTTACATTTCTTGAAGGTTCTATGAATTGCTTATCTAAAAATTTACCTGCTTTTTTAATTCTTCCTTTCCAATTATCACCTATAATCTTAAATGGTGTTGGGGCTCCTTGATTTTTTAATGCTTTTGTTTTGCTATTCATAGTTATTTTTTAATATCTTTTAAATCTTTCTTCTGTTCTTTAATCTCGTCCTTTAAGTTCTTTTTACTCTTAAGTCGTTTGATTAATCGTTCGTGTTCGTGTAGTGCTTTGGATATGGGCATTTCATATTCTTCTTTTTCCTTTTTACCACACGCTTTTTTAATTGCTTTTTGTTTTGATTTCATATTATTGAAGTGGTACTTGGGATAATTGTGCCGACGCTGGCTCTTGACTAATATTTGGTTCGACACTTTGCATTGCATTTACTTGGTCTGGTGGATTTCCTGTATTTGTACTGTCTTGTGGCATCATTTGTGCTGTTTCAGGGAAGTATTGCTGTGCGTAAAGTTGTGGGTTTGTAGTCCATAAGACAAGTCGTTTAGCACTATTCATTGGGTCGGAATCATTTATACCTTTGAACAATCCAATCGGGTCTATTGCTTGTGCCTTCCAGAGCTCAATCGTTTGATTAACTTGAGTGAGTTCATCTTTAGGTTGCATTGAATTAGGACTTACACTGACCACGTATTGTCTTTGATGTCCTACCATTTGAAGTCCTACATATTCAACAGCACTTGCTTGTCCCATAATCGCAGCATAATGCTTTTCATCGTAAAATACATAAGTGAGTTGTAACATCCAGTTAAAGAATGATGTAGCCACTGTTTCAAGTGAATCTCCCATACCCCCACCAATTCTTGAGCTATCGTGTGATTGGTTGAGTATCATTCCACGAGCTGTTGTGTTCTCGTCTGGCTGTTGAGATGTAAGACCTTGTGTACCATATATACTTCGTAAGGTATCTTTATCTATTTGCTGGCTATCTAATACTCCATTCGGTAAAGGACTTGCTGGAATACGCTTTATTGCTCCTTCAATATTTCCACTTACCAATATAGGGTCGCCTTTTTCTAATGCGTCGGCCGCTTGGTGTGCTGTTTCAGAAGTAAAGTTAGTATCAGACACAGCAATAGCATTATTTCCGTGAGCTAGGTTCTTTTCAATCTGTAAATCACGTTCATTTATACGGTCTTGATTGGATATGTTCTGCTCAATCAAGTTTGTGAAGTCGTGAGGTTGTTCTTGAAGTGAAAAGACAGAAAGGAAAGTATATGGTTTCTTAGGTGTGCCAAAATGGTTTGGTAATTCATCCTTATAATTAAAGAACTCATTTTTATGCTTTTCTAAGACTTTTTCTTTATAAGTTGTAAAGCAATATTTATCAGTCCACCATTCAGTACGATTTACTAATGTTCCCATTTTAAGACCTACATCATTTTCTATGTAATCCTTCTCGCTAGGATATAGGTCTACAAGTTCTTGAGCTGTGCTTTGTATTCTTTCTCCTAGCCATCCACAGAAATCTCCAAATTCATCAACATATCCATCAGGGTCAAGTAAGAAATTCTTTGGCTTTCTGACATCGCAAATTATATTATTTGTTTCTTTACTCCATCCGTACTTAATAACAGAAGTGAAATAAATACCCCAATGCCAAACCATAAGTCCAAGTTTCTTTCGTAGTCCCAAGGTCATAGCCAAGAATTGAAGCACTGTCTTTATATTATTGGAAGATAGTTTGCCTTCTTCCGTATTGTCTGAAAAGACTACAGGTTCTGGATTCTTGGCTAATGCTTGTGGGACGAATGTTGCTGTTGCTTCAAAAAGCAAGTTACTTGGTACGGGTTTAGTTGATAGTCCACCTACTTGTTTTTGAGTTCCAAATAAATAGGTTTTGTTTTGTTTCTGTCTAGGAGAGATTTTACCTTCGTATGGAGCATATTTGTTTTCCCATCCACGTTTAAGTTCAAGAAGCTTAGTATCTTCCATATCAAGTTCTAATTCGTCTATTTCATCACTAACTATTCCTTCTTGTTCGTGAATATTATCGCCAACTTTATTAGTTGGATTTCCTACTAAATCCTCTACTCCCAGTATATTTAGTGTAAATGCGTCTTTATCCATTAAAAAATGCGAATTCCCTTTCGGAAACTCGCTTGTTGTTATAAGTTTGAGTTACTAATACCTATATAATATACCAATGAAAATTATTGTCAAGTTTTTATCCTAACATCATATAAACTCTTGTTTTGTTCTATTTTTTGTATCGTTCCATTACTATCAAAGTGGATAGTAACATTGCCATTTTTCATATCGAATACTCCTGATTTACATAATAAAGCGAAAGTTGAATGAAATTGCTGATATTCCCTAAAAAGAACTGCATCTGGTGTGGTTAGAAAAATTGTTACTTGGTCTTGCATATTAAAAATTTATTTGTTCTCCTAAATAACTAACGTCGTGGTCTTTTATTGTGAAGTTGCCTGCTCTTGGTACTCCACTTAATACACTTCCTTTATGGATTATTTGGGCTAAATCTTGTGCAAATCTATCTAA